CCAATCCCTACGTTACCGCTGGAGTCGATACGGGCGCGTTCTACTAATGCGCCACCAGAGTTACCAGCTTGAAATACAATAGGCCCGTTCCAAACTCCAAGAGTTAAGTTTGTTCCATTGCCAGCAAGACCAGTACCACTACCAGAAAGGTCTACGGCAGAACCGTTTGTAAAACTAAAATTTGTCGCTAGAGAGCCAAGATAAAATACGCCGGAGGAGGTGATACGGGCGCGTTCGGTGCCGCCTACTTCAAATCCAAGGTCAGTGTTGGTTCCCGCTCCAGCGTTGTAAATGTACCCGTAGCCGTTAGCGGCAGCGTTTTGAAAACCTAGCTTCTGCGTTGCGCCTGTCCAAATCAACGCACTACCACTTGTTAGGACTTTGGAGCCATCAAGGTAGGCCACGCCATTGGCTGTGCCGCCGTTTAAAGTGACCGTGGAAGATGTAGTGAGCGTCGTAAACGCACCAGTGGACGGTGTTGTTGCGCCTACCGTTCCGTTGATGTTGATTGAGGCTGTGCCGGTAAGATTCGTAACAGTTCCACTGGAGGGTGTGCCTAATGCGCCGCCGTTTACTACAAAAGCGCCAGCAGAACCAGTATTTACGCCAAGTGCGGTCAGAACACCCGTTCCTGTAGTGGTTGTAGAAGGTGCCGCACCTGCTCCGCCACCAATAACAAGGGCATTTGCAGCAAGTGCTGCGGAACTAGCAATCGCGGAGGTGCTAGAGAAATATGGAACACCGCCAGACGTACCAGATGTAATTCCAGTTCCACCTTGAGCAACAGTTACGGCAGTTCCTGACTGAAGAATTGTCCCCGAAGCATCTGGCAGAGTCAGAGTTCGACTAGCGGTTAGAGTAGTTGGCGTGAACGTAACTTTTAGCGATGTAGTTCCACCAGCCCTACCTACTAACTCAACACCGTCTTGAGTTGCAGCAGCGCGAGTCAGTATGCCGGAAGCGCTAGTTGAAGTAACAGAAGTAAATGCACCAGTATTCGGTGTTGTTGCGCCTACCGTTCCGTTTAGTGGGCCGGAAAATCCAGCGGAAGTAAGAGTCGTTCCGTTAAACGTAAGATTAGAGGAATCCTGAAGAAGTCCTCCAGCTCCGGCGTAAGTAACCCTACCAGAAGTTAAACTAGACGCAGTTACAGTAGTAAAATTACCATCAGCGCCGCCTTCTACGCGCTGCCATGCTACACCATTAAATACAGCCCAATCACCCTCTTTCCAATTTGTAATTCCATCAAGATTTGTAGATCCAGCAACGGAAACAATATAAAAGTTACCACTTGTTCCAACGCCAGAAGTTATTGTGGGTGAGTTTGTTGACGCGTTCCACAGACCTTTATAGACAACTGCTTCGCCAATAGCATCAATTTGAGACTGAAGGCTTGTTAAGGTATCTAAAACAGACTGAGCAGTTCCACCACCGTTGGTAATGACTTTAATTTGTTCAGCTAAAGCAGGAGCGACTACTTCTCCAACATTGATCTCTATTCCAGACGAAAGAGAGATAATCAAACTTCCGTCAAAGTCAATATGAGCATTTACGACAGAAACACCATCCTGTCCGTCTGCACCATTTAAACCATTTTTACCGTCTTTCCCATCACGACCTGGACGGCCTTCCTTACCAGGCTTACCGTCTTTTCCGTCTTTACCGTCTCGACCGTTAATACCATCACGACCGTCTTTAATCGAAATAATGCGTTTTTCTAAATTACCACTTACAGCGTCGTATTTTTCCCTAATGTCTTCTTCTATTTTCTTTAACGCATTTACAACAAGTTGAACATTCTCTGCAACCTTTTTACGTTGCATTTCACGGACTTCAGAAACAGAGTTATTTACAACGCCAAAAACATTGTCAGCAACATTGTCTATGGAGTTGTTTTCAAAAAGTTTATCGATTTCCATTTAATGCTCCAGAAAGTTGCTTAACAAATTCGTCTTCAAGTTCAACGACGCTATCTTTTGCTTTTGACATTTGAAGCTCGACAATCTTGGATTTATTCTTAATGTCGGCTTCTTTTAACATTAACTCAGCGATCTTGACTCGTTTATCGAATTCCTTAGAAGCGAGATCGTCGTTAGTAGGGAGGTTTTTAGTAACAGCAGCCATAGTCTTAGCTTCAATCTCTTTAGGCATGAGTTGAGCTTCGATCACAAGTTTGGTGGCTTCTGCTCTATTTTGTTCTGCTTGAGTTGTGTCTACAGCAATTTGAGCTTGAGCCGCTTGGATAGCGAGTTGTTCTTTCGCCATTTGAAGTTGCTGCATCTCAGGATTTGGCTGAGACATCTGTTCAAGCATCGCAATTAATTCATTGCGATTAGAGAGACTAGAATTACCCAGTATGCCTTTGAGAACAATAGGCAGAACAGGCGTGTTGGGGCCAAGTGTTTGTAAAAGTCCGATGAGTTGTTGTTGTTCATACTCTCTAGCAATAATACCCAACGTAGCAGTGGGAATGAATTTAAAGTCTACAGAAGGATACCGTTCGGGGTCGAACTGCATATACCTATAGACGGCTTTTTGAATAAACGGAATGAGGAAATCTTCTTGGAAATTTACTAAAGTCCGTTTGTATTTTTTAATAATAGTCGCTACAGCAAGAGACATGGACTGACCATCCCTTGCGACTTGAGACACCATACCTTGAGAGTCTAAAGTTCCCGTAGCTTGTAGGAGCATCCTTTCAAAGTCTTTAGCGGTAGCGATGTTATTACCGTCTGTATTACCAAACTTGAACGGATACAAGATTTCACTGGGTGCGCCATTGGTTAAGATCGCTTTACCAGGCTTGACTTCAAACTTCGCACCCCTCGGAAGACGGGTTGCGTCCATCGCAATCATGGGAGAAGTCGTTAAAGCTAACGAATCTAAATGACTCCTAATTTGAGCGTCGATAGCTTTTTGCATGTTGTAGGCTTTTTCGATAGTGCCTCGACCCAAAAGCCTGTTTGGTACGGTGTCATCTTGATAACAAACAACAGGACGGTCTTTCATCATGTAAGGCGATTCTTCAGCCTTTAAAAGAATACCGTCGTTTGCGATAACAACAATCGCTTCTACTAAATTATCGTATTCGTCTTGAACTGAAGACTCAGGGAATAACTCTACGACTTCTTCTTTACCATTAAGAAGCTCTTTAGGTACCAAACCGTAGTAGGTTAAGAGTTTAACCTTGTCATCACGATACTGTACGACTTCTTGAGTGGGTTCTAAGCGATCATCTTCAGCGGAAGTGCCAATGTCTACTTTTTTATAGATACCTTCTTCTTGGCCTTTGACTATTTTGTGAATAGAGACATACTTTTCAATCGCAACGCCTAAGCAGTCTTCAATAGACGTACCATTGGGGTCGAAAAGGAAGTTTTTAGGATTGATAGGTACAATTCGTACACCAATCCGGTCTTTTTCTACCACACCGATAGCTGCTTGTTGTTGACCTGGGATCTGTTGGGTAGCCGGTTCAAATGTTTTGTCAGTAACTACTACAATCTCACCAATACCAGTACCGTAAATCTCCGCCATTAACTCAATTTGGTCGATAGATTTACGTATTTTGTCTAGTTTGAAGTCTTCGTTGAGTTGATTTTTAATAATCTCAACGTCTAAAGGGTTCCCGTTTACGTCTTTAATATCGTCTTTTATATCAAAGAATTCACCCTGACCGAAGATTGCTTCCATAATCTCCGCGTGACGGGTTTCTACGGCTTGTTGGGCAGCGGGAGTGACAATACGACTCCGCTCGGAGTCCCTCATTCGGTCTTCTACAGCCCATTCCCCACGGAAAATACGCTCGTATTCATCCCATAAATCTAAATAATTGGTGTTTCGGTAGTCTCTCCATCGGTCACAATGGTTTACTACAAAAGCAACAATCTCTTTATCTTCTTCAGAGGGTTGCTCAAAGATATTTTCCATATTCAATCCTCATAAACCCGCAATTATGTCTATAGGCTCCCAATCTTCATCCTCTTGAACAAAATAAGAGGTGACTGCCAGTTGATCCATGTAAGCCAAAGCGTCTGGTAGATCGTCGTGAACACCTTTTGACGGAAACATCAATAATTGATCAATAAACTCGTCAAAATCTTCTTCTTCGTTTAAAACGATCTTTCCATGCTCAAACCTGCCTTGCAAAGCCCATATAATCCTATCGGCTTTTTTCTTATTACCATGAGTCAAGTCTTCAATGTGACAATATACATTATATTTTCGCATTAAGTCACTGAGATAGGGTAAAACGGCGTTCTTCAAGGCACCCCTCTCAATCCCTATGTGTACAGGCTTATATTCTTTTACACACTTGAGAATGTTAAAAGCGGTGTCCTTAATGTCCCATCGTCCGTGTTCTATCTTTTTAACAAACCAAGTACCTTCGTCTGTGACTTTAACTACAGCGATAGCGGATTCGTCGAGCTTTTTATTGGTACCGTTTGACTTTGAAACGTCTTCAAAACCGGCTAAGTCGCAGGTAATAAAGTAAGATCCTTCTGGCTCTTTGCCGTATTTGATCCATTCTTCTTTGAATAAATTACTTCCGGCGTTATCAAAGGAAGCCATGTACTCTTGCTTGAAAGCAAACGTACTTAACGTCTTTTTAGCGGATTCGATCTCTTTTGGGTCGATTAAAGGATTGTCTTTAGTAGTAAAGTGCCAAGACTTCCAGTCATCATCCTCGCCATCCTCTCCTAACTTAAAGAGGTCGTAGAACCAATTACGTCCTTTTGGGGTTCCAATAAAGATCGCTCGGCCTTTTTTATCACTTAGAGAAGCGCGAATGACTTGTTCCCAGGCTTCTTGTTTAATATCCGCTACTTCGTCCAAAACGGCGTAGGTTAAAGAAACACCTCGTAAAGTATCCGGTCTGTCAGCTCCTCGTACATAGATCATAGCCCCATTGACTAGAGTAATATCCATGTTATTTATGTGACTATTAGAGATGACTTCTCGACCGATCTCCATTAAGACATGCCAGATAA